GAAGATACTGAGGGCGCCCGTCCAACTGGGCGCCGCATCAGAGAAGTGGCTCAAACGGCGTGTTTTATCCCGTTGAGCTGGTTGTGTTCCTTCACAGCGGCGGCGCGCTGCAAGTCGAGGTAGACAGCGAGGTCGGTGAGGTGGATACCTTTGGCCGACTTCTGGCTCGGTTCCAGGCGGGTGATAGGCAGCTTGATCTGACCGCTCATCACCTTGCGTTGGAACATCTCTGGCGTGAGGTGCGTGAAGTAATCACGACACACCAGCTCCAGGGAGATAATTGCCTGGCCGTCGTATTGGGCCATGAGAATGAAAGCTGTATTCATGGTGGTCCCCTTACATCCGAAACGATTGGTGAATGAACGCCGGCAGCGCTTTGTGTTCTGCAGGCTCTGGTCCGTCGCCCTGGATCTCGCAAACAAACCGATGGCGTTTCCGATTGGGAGCAGTCAGTGCATCAGTCAGGCCTGGCACGACGTCGACGCATTGCTCGTAGGCGTGAGGACCGTTCCAGCTATCAGCCCTTACCACTTGGCAATCCGTACGAGTCGCATCCGCGCACAGGTAAAGCAAAAGGAATACTTTCATGGTGCGTTCCCCGCGCCGCAGTTCGGACAGTCGTCGAAGCGCTGACGCTCGCTGAGAAACCGCCCACAGCCTTCGCAGTTGAGCCGGTCGCTGTAGATGCGGATGCGCGGGCGCTTGAGCTTGGGCAGCTTGAGGCCGACTGGGCGCAGTGCCTGCTTGTGATCGAGCAGAGCGGCCGGGACCACCGGCCGGGAACGCTCGACGATGTATCCGCATGGCCAAAGCTCTAAGCCTTGGGTCAGGTACCCAGCTGCATCTGCCGCCCCTGGGTGGATGGCGTCATCCAGGTTGGCGGTTGGGCCTTTGCCGCCGCGCCATACCAGATCATTGCCGTCCCACTCGCGAGCGTAGGCCACATATACGCGGCCGTCTTCGTTGCGGTATGCCTCGGCTTCTGACCTGCTGAGGTACTGGCAGTCAACGCCGACCTCTGCGCGAGCGCGGACGTACTCAACTGGCCAGGGCAGGTCGGTTTCGCGGCATTCGTACTGCTTGACCGCGGGCTCGCGTTTGAACTGCTCAGCCTCGTTCAGGTTCGAGGTGTAGCCGCCACCCTCGCGCCAGAACATGGCCCGGCTCCCGACATTGCTGCGGCTGTCCTGCAAGAAGAAGAGGTCAGACATGACTAACCTCCTGTTGCGCCACGCTCAGCGCGATCGCCACCGGCTGAACCCAAATCGACACGTTGCTGAGCATGAACGTCTCACCCGCCTCGGAAAGCAGCAGGGTCATGCCGAACACGTCGGCCATCGCCCTTGCCGCCGCGCGCGGCACCGCGTTGCCAATCCGCTCCCGGTGGTAGCCGTCGTTGATGCCGTCCAGCCGGAAGAATCCCGCCTGTTCGATCTTGCGGACGCGCTGCATCCGCTCAATTTCATGCGCGGTCTGCGGATCTGCTGACCAGTGATCCTCTGGATCAAACAGCGATTGCAGCGCGGCCAGCTCCAGCGTGGTGAAAGGGCGGTGCCAGGTGCCGTCGAGGCTGGTGATCATGCAGGTCAGCCTGTCGTTCGGCGCCGGCATGCGCTGGTCTGCAACTGACCACCGGCCATTGTCGTGGCAAGCGCTGGCGGAGACTGCGCCGGCCGGGGTGTTGTACTCGACGACACCGTAATGTCCACCGGTCAGGTAGGCGTCGCCCTTGGTGCGTGACATACCGGGGCGAGGATCTGCGATCGATAAAGCCCCACTTGCAACCTGTTGTGAGCCGGTCACGGTCTTGGCGCTCTCACACCAAGGCGTGATGCGCAGCTTTTGCGTGCTGGCGTTCGGGTGCCAGTGTTTGTAAGCAGGATCTGCCACGGCGAAAGCGCCTTGCCCTGTGGTGCTGCCGGCGATCACTGTGCCAGCGGGCTTGCTGTAGTCGGTGACCAGGTACTTACCGAAGCCTTTGGACGGTTGGCGTGGGTCGGATACGGCCGGCCCACCGGAGCTGGGGCCGTGGCCTGCGGTAACCGTGCCGGCGGCTTGGTCGTTGCGTACCACGCGGAACACATTATTGTGGCGCTCGCCGCCCATGCGCGGGTCTGCAACGCTAAACGTCCCTTGCCCTGGGCTGCGCTGGCCGGTGACCACACCGCAGTGGCGGTCAAAGGGCAGCACTCCGTACTGGGTGTATTCGAATTTGCTGGTCGGGCGCGGATCTGCCACGGAAAACTTGCCGTTCATGGGCCGGCTCGCCCCTGCAACCACGCCGGCTGTATCGTCCCAATCGACAACCCCGAGCACGCCGTTGTGGTATTCCGGCACGATCACGAAGTCACGGAGGTGGCCGTCCTCGATCGCAAACCGACTCAGGCTGCGCCAATCCTTCCCGGCCTCAACCAGGGCTAGGCGCACCCAAGTTTTCCATTGCAACGCCGGCACCCGGTGCATCGGCCCCGCCTGATCGATATCGCCGGCCAGTGGCATGCGGCTCAGCACATCACCGACGGCGCGCAGGCTCCGCTTTTCAGGTTCATACAAGAACGCCGGAACCTGCTCGACGTGCCTGGCCACCAGCAAGAAACGCTTGCGGCTCTGTGCCAGCCCGCCAATTTCGCCACAGTCGTGGGTGGTTTCCGCCACCGCGTAGCCGTAATGGCGGAGCAGCTTGGTGATCTGATCCAGCAGGTAGCGGCCACGGGTTGCCAGGCGCGGCACGTTTTCGAACACGATCAACTTCACCGGTTTGTGTTTCCAGGCTTCGCACAGCAGCCACACACACCGCAACGTCAGCTCGTTGAGTGCCCGATATTTGGGTGTCTGGCTCATTGTCTCGGACAGCAGGCCGGATGCGCCCTTGCAGGGGCTGCTGATGAACACCGCGTCCGGGTCTTCGTTGCCGGCGGCGCGGCGCAGATCCTCGGCGGTGGCCTCGGTCCAACCGGCTGGCGGCTGCTGGCCGTGGAACGCTGTGTACTGTTCGCGTGTGAACAGGTCCATCAGCGTGCCACGCACACCGGTCATCATCTGGAAGTCGCGCAAGCCGGCCGGGTCGACGTCGACGCCACCCAGACAGCGCCATTCAGCGTGCACGGGGCCCAGGACTGGTTTGGAGTCGTTGAAGCCGGCGGCGCCGCTGCCGAGTCCGCAGCAGAGGTGGAAGTGGGTGAGGGTGCGCTTAAGCATGGTGCTTCTCCTTTCAAGCGGTGGGGGAGTTGCAGCTCCCCGTTTCCCGCCTGTGTTGGGTATCAGTGCGCGTATCGGCGCGGTTTGTTTTGTTTGGCCGCTTCACGCTCGGCCATGTATGCAGCCCACTCCGCTGATTTGCGCTGTTGGCGGATATGGCTACAGGTCTGGTGTTTGCGGGTGGAGCGGGCCTTGCCGCAGATATCGCAGCGACTCGGCAGATCGAGCCGGTGGCTTGCCATAGTCGGCCGCTCGCGCTCTTGGCTGACGTTTTCAGGCATTTGCCACCTCAATTGCCTTCAGCTTTGCGAGGCGTGCGGTTTCGTATTCGCTGGCTAGAATCTCAACTGCACCGTCGATCCATCCGCTTGATGGTTGGCCAGCTGCGATTTGGGCATCGTGTTCGGCTTTGTTGATCTGGAATCCCAGGAGGAAGTAGGCGGTGCCATCGAGTTCAAACTTGACGCCGCCACACAGCCAAAGGCTGCCGCTATTCACGCCGAGTCGATCCCAGTATTCGGTGGTGCTCAAGCGTGCTGGGCAATGCTCGTTCCACAGCGCGACAAGACGTTCATGTTCCGCCCGGATGGCAGCTCGTTCTTCTTTCGATATGCCTTTTCCAGGCTTGGCAGCAGTGCGCAGTGTCCGATAGCCATGGTCATCAGGACGGCACCAGTGCACATCCAGCTCGGCACCGCCGTTGAGTTTCACGCCGCCTGCGAAGTGGGAGTCGACATCACGCATTGGTGCGACCTTGCCGCCGAAATGCACGCCCAGCGCGATTAGTTGAGCGCTGAGAGAGTCCTTCATGACGTAAAAGCTCCGAACAATGCCGACGGTTGCTGGCACGCTGGACTTATAGAAGTAGTTAGCCATGATCACTCCCCTCCCATAAGCATGCGTGTCAGCGCATTGGGCTGGCCGGCAGGTGTCAATTTGCTTAGCGGCAGTGTGGTGGTTCGGCCGTTTGCACTGCGCAAAGTCGCGATATCGTCAGTGATCGCCTCGATCACGGCTTTGCGGGCGCTGAAACGGTAGCTACGACCACCGCCACTGATGGCGACGTAACTGACCTTGTCGCCGACAGCCAACGCGGTTGTGGTAGCCTCTGCGGTGCCGCCTTGGGGTTGATTCACTTGCATGGTGCTTCTCCTTTGGGTGGTCGGTGTCGAGGGGTTGCAGCCCCTCGGCACCACCTTCTTACTGGCTTTCGCCGGTTGGGTTTTGCTTCCGCACCAGGTGCAGCAGCAGGTTTTCAAACTCAACAACTTCATCCGTTGCCGACTGCCATTCCAGCACTGCCTGGATCTGATCCCGGCTGCACTCCAACACCAGAATTTCTTTGTCGCTTACCGCACGAACCTCAAGGATCGCGACCAGTCCGGCTGGGTCGTAGGCTTCGGCGTGAACAATTTTCCCGGATTCGTTAAACCAGTCCTTCAGCTCTTTCAGGTGCCGAAGACGGTTGGTTTCGCCCTGTTGGCCGTCACCGGTGATGACTTGTACGTGCATGGTGCTTCTCCTTTGGGTGGTTGATGCCGAGGGGTTGCAGCCCCTGTTGTGGTTTCAGGCTTGGTCGGCCATGTCGTGCTCAATGATCGCGACGACTTCTTCTCGTTCCCTTGCATAAGCGAACGGCAGTTCTCCACCTGGTCGAGTCACTGGGTAGCGCGACTCAGGTAACCGGCACTCGGCGACGGTGTAACCGTTGTCGGTGATCCAGCAGTTCTGTTGCACTTGCCCGTCTCTGTTTCGTTTTACTGCCCATTTCATGGTCATTCCTCACTGAGTCAGCCCAGTAACTACGCGCTCTTGAACACCCAGCAGCGCACAGTTAATGGTTTGTTGAACAAGGCATTGCCGGCGGCTTGTGAGGCTCGGACCGCGCTGTACGTGGACTTGTTGGTTTCCAACAGTTTTCGGCTTCGGCTCTCTGTCAGAAGGGAGCGCAAGGTCTTGAGGTCGGCCAGATTCTGGCGGTGGATGCTGGCCAGCTCGGCGAACTCGTTGAGATTGATGGCGATCAACTTAGGATCGGTGCTGTGGTTGACCTGCGGCCCATCGCCCAAGCTTTCCAGGTACTCGTAGACTTCCCAGAATTCGGCCACCAGCGGATGGTCGGCGCTAATCGCTGACTGACGCTCCAAGGCCATGACGGTCAGAGCCTGGTGGGTGGTGATCCGCTGGTTTTCGTCCAACGGGCAGATCAGGCACAGACAATCCACCAGGGCCATGATCTGGCTGTGATTCTTGATGATCCGCTCGACGCGGATGTCCTTGAGTTTGCGCAGGTGCTGTTCGTGCACCAGTACCCGTTCGGCAAATTTCGCCATGATCTGCGCTTCGGCACGCACGGCCATCAGCAGGAAGTGGCTTAGCTGCTCCACCGGGATCAGGTTTAGGTTGTCTGCCGCTGCGCGGCTCTCAGTGGTTACGTCCGGGCGCGCAAAGTGGGTTTTGATAATCCGGGTCAAGATCGCTTCAGAAGCGCTGACGTCGGCGTTCTGGCTGATAGCGATGGTCCCGCGAAACGGCGGTTCATAGGTCTCGTTGCCGCTGGTCTTCATACCTTTGGTGCCAAGGGTGCCGCCGCCGAAAAAGTCTTTCAGCTCGTCCCAGTCGAAGCCTTTGGCGTGGGCTTTATCCGGCTCGTTTCGGTCACCCTCAATCAGCACCACCGGCATGTTGGACACTTGGCCCATGGCGCGCTGGCGGCCCGCACGGGTTGATTTAGATGGGTCAAAGCCTTCGTACTCACGGCCTAACAGTTTCCACAGGAACATCAGCAGCGTGGTTTTACCGGCGCCGGCTTCGCCCGTGACTTCTAGGAAGGGAAAGGATTTGTACTGTGCGCGGATCTGCTCGGCGAACAATGAGCCAAACCAGAAAGCCAGGGCGACAATGCCTTTGGCGCCGAAGCACAACCACAGCATTGGCAGCCAATCACTCCGGTACTGCTTGGCATCGCGCTGGATGTGCATTGCGATCGACTTCTGCAGCGTCTTCAGGCGCAGCTTGCCGAACTCGAAAAAGTCTTCCTTGTTGACCTGACTGACCACGCCGTTGCGCATGGCGAGGTCGCCGAACACGTAGGCGCCGTGTTCCTTGCTGTAGCCCACGTAGTCGATGGTCTCTACGGTTTTCAGGCCATAGAGCTGGTCTTTCATGATCTTGTCGAGCTGCTGCCCGCTACCGGTGAATACGGCGCCTGCGGCCATGCTGAGCAGGCGTTTCTTGAACTCGCTAGCGGCGGCGACCTGGCCACCGGTGAAGGTGTTTTTGACGCTCCCACCGTCGTGCGGGAAGTCCACGCGGAAGTAGTACCAGGACTCGTCGGTTACTTCGTTACGCTGGAAGTACAGGGCTTGGGGGTAGCAGTTCGCGATTTCGACCACGCCGCAGCACTGACGTAGGGCCTTGTCACGACGCTGCTTGTCGCTGAGCAACTGGTCTTCCTGGCGCTCGGAAGACTCCAGCGCTTGCATGGCCTTGTGGAATTTCTCCAAGTCCATTTTGAACCAGTACATCCGGCTTTCGAATCCGAAGAAAAATTCGTGGCGCTCGCTCCAGTCATACATCAGCACGCCTTTTTCCGACGCGCTTTCGGCCAGCAGCAGGTCGCCGTGATAACGGGCTGCACGTAGGTCTTTTTCGATTTTCTTGGTGCGTTGCTCGTCGCCGTCGACAAACTGCCAGCGCTGGTGCAAGTCGTTCCAATCAACCTTGCGGCTGTCAGCCTGGGGGATTTGTGCCGCTTCGCAGACGTAACCCAGGGCGCGCGCCTGGCGTACCCAGCGTTTGGTGTAACGGTGAGCGCCTGGCTCGTTGTCCAAGGCCCAAATCAGTTTGGGCAGCTTGCCACCGCGTTGACGGGCCAGCTCTTTCAGGGACTCTTCTGGATACGCACCGGATGACATAGCCGAGACAGCGGCAATGCCGTTGTGCACCAGGGCGATGGCGTCAAAGATGCCCTCGACAATCCACAGCTCTTTGACATCCAGCAACTCGACACAGGGCGGACACCACCACACGCCACGCGGACTGTCGCCGGGTTTGAAACGGGCTTTCATCTTTCCAAAGCGGTGCGGACGGTCAATCAGCCGCTCCCAATATCCACCTTTGTCGAGTGCGAAACGCACGGTGGCGCTGCCTTCGTTCAGCTCGGTGGAAAAATAGGAGTCTTGGGTGAACCAGCCCTGAATGACGTCGAAGCGAAAGCCACGGGCGAACTCCAGGTAAGCGCGGGCTGTGGCGTTAGGATGTTGCTCGGTGGCCGGCGCGCGAGCGCACCAGTCGTTGAACAGGTCCTCGTATATCTCTTTAACGTGCCAGGTCTGGCCGCACTTGCCACGGCCACAGCGAATAACCCATGGCGCATCGTGGAAGGCGTATAGCTCTTTTTTGTTGCAGGCGGGGCACTTGCCCTCCCGCATGTATTGTCCGGCCTTGTGCTTGAAACCGTAATCGGATTTCAGGCGGTCCAGGATGTCGGCGCGCAGTTCGTATTCCATTTTCATCGGGGCTTACTTCACTTCGCCGAGACTGTGTTTAAGGGCGCCTATCAGGCTTTTCCGTGCAGCCAACCCAGGGAAGGCCACCAGCAACGAGCCGTGCCGCAAACCCTCGGGGATCATGCGGAAACGGTCGTCATACCAATGCTCGTTGAACAGCACCGCGTACTGCGCACGCAGCTCAACGAGCAGTGCCTCGGCCTGGTCGCGTGGCAGTTTTGCGGTGATGGCAATGTCGATTTCCATGGTCCACCTCGGATTGCGGGCAAAGCTCACCCAAACCCATTGGTAACGGGGCAGGGCAGGTTGGGTAAAAGGGAGAGTTACTGAGGGTGTGGCTTGTGTTCGGTGCTGCGCTGGTCGAGCATTTTCTGCGGCAGAAAGCGAGCTGGGACCGGGAAGCGTTGATCTGCCAGAACGTCCACCAGGTGGACGCGGGTGCTATCAGCCCCAGTGGCCCAGTCGACGCCAATCCAACGGCGCTTTTTGATCATCTGCAGTTCAGTCCAAGCGTTGTGAACAAGCTTAGGCGCCATGAACACAGGCACTTCCAACGCAAGGGTCAGGTGGTGGATGCAGCGATCAAACAACAGATCGGAATCCACCAGGTGTTCTGCTTCATGGCGTTTCAGGTAGGCGAAAGCAGCTTGTTGCATGCTGCTGCGGTAGTCATGAGTCTGTTGATCGAGGTTCATCACGCGCGCTCCATTTCCAGTTCGTCCAACAGATCGGGCTGATTGTTGGCTGTTTTCATTGCCTGGCGACGAATGACCACGTCCGCAACGGGCAGCTTTACAGCTGGGTTGGGCATGCCGCTGGGGCTCAGTTCGTGGGTCATCTGAAATTCAGCACGCACCGCCCAGCCGCACGCTTCGTTGGTGCATTGCATGTAGGTGATACGCAGGAAAATGTGCTGGCCTTCGCTGGTGCGGATGCGCATGCGGCCGTGGCAGTGGGGGCAGACCAGTTTGTAAGTACTCACTAGACAGCTCCCTGGCTGTACAGCTGGATGGTCGCGAACACCTCGGCGTAGCGAGCGGATATGTAGGTGAGCAGGGCGGCGATGATCGCGTCGGCTTCACGTCTTTCGATGACCCCATCGTCAAGGGCGGCAGACATAATCTGATCGACCTTGCCGCGCTTGGCCGAGGCCTTGAGCGAGCGGCTGTACAACTCCACGTTATCCAGGTTCTCCGGGAGGCTCAGCGGTACAAACATGCCGCCGTACATTGAGGCGATGTAGTCAGCCAGGACCGTGGTGCCGGCGACTTGCTCAAGACGGTGGATGTGTTCGTCGGTCAGTGGGCGGCTGCCGGCGTTCTCGTAGGCCTGGTTGTCGAACTTCTTAAGCGGCATGCCGAGATCGGCCGAGGCGTACATGCGGCCACCTGGGTAGGCGCTGATAACGGCCATAACGACGCTCTTTCTGCTGTCTAGAACTGGGCGTTTCATCTTCTGGTATCCCCTTGGAGCCAGAGGCCCTAGTTTGTAATCACGCCGTCTTTGATGCCGAGCAGCACAGCCGCGCGGTGAGCTTCACCTCGCAGGCATTTCTTCTGTCCGTTCAAAACTGCGTAGACCGTCGATGGGTTGAATTCATGTTCTTCGGCCCAGTCTTTGGCCGAGATCCCGAGACGTGCGAGACGATCACGGGCCTCTTGGCATGCTTGCTCGATGGGGGATGCGTTCGGCATAGTCTCGTTTCGTGTGGTTTCGTGTGATGACGTGTGAAGTATTTCCCATGTTTGTGGGATCGTCAAGTATTGATGGAGACAAATGTGGGAATTGGTGACCGCCTCAAAGAGGAACGGGAGCGTTTGGGGTTCAGCCAGACTGAATTTTCAGCCGTTGCTGGAGCCTCCAAAAATAGTCAGTACAACTATGAGAAAGGAGACCGGAGCCCGGACGCCAACTACCTTGCTGCGGTAGCGGACAAAGGCGTCGATATTCTTTACGTGGTGACTGGCGAGCGTAAGCCACAGGCTGCCGATAGCATCGCCGCAGAGGCGCTTGAGTTAATTGAACTGTTTGAGCAGGTAAGTGATGCTGATCGACAGGTTCTGACGCGAATGGCGTCAGCATTTGCCAGAGTCGCTGCTACTACAGGCAAGAAGAGCAACCACTGAATTAGAGCTGTGTATTGAAGTGATGGGTTTGACTCACCGACCAAGAAGGTCGGTTTTTTCATGGATGTTGAAGGAGTAAAGGAATGGCTTTGAAACCCTGCAAATCGTGTAAGCACGAAGTGGATGTGACAGCTAAAGTTTGCCCCCACTGCGGTGTTAAGAACCCTGGGGTCACCGCAGGACAGCAGGCAATAGGAGCGGTAATTTTGCTGGTTATTATCGCTGTGACATTTTCGATGTGTTCCGGCGGCAAAAGCGATAAGCCCGACAAAAAGCAGGTTCAAGCAGATGAAGTTGCTTGTCGTAAAAACCTGCAATGCGCCGGAGACAAGTACAGCATCAGTGCCGGCATTTATTGCAAATCCCAAGTGGAGCGTCTGGCCAAGTATTCGTCCCGCTGGACCGATGGTACTTTCGAGCCAAAATTCAGTCACTTTCGCTGGCTAAATCAAGAGCAAGGTTTGATCACATTTATTGGTGACAAAATCAAGTTCCAGAACGGTTTTGGCGCGTTCCAAAAACATATCTACGAGTGTGACTTCAACCCCGCAAACAATCAGATACTCGATGTCCGCGCCCGACCAGGTCGTTTGTGATGCAACAACGCCTCATAGTTTTTTTTTACGCTATGCGATGACACAGCAAAACGTGAAGGAGATTGGCTGTTCCCCGGAAAACCTCAACGGCGTCATGGTGGCGCCGGGTACCGGTTGCGTGTGAAAGGAGTATTCGCATGATGGAGAACAGCGGTGTGTCGGAAAGCCAAGTGTCAGTCGTAGATGCGAACTGCCTTAGCGATCAGGAACTGATGTTGCT